ATATGGCATATTACCTGACAAAAAAATCCTTGATTCAATCATCAAAGACCATGTATTACACTGGTAATGGTAAGTGGTCTGATGATATTTCAAAGAAAAAGAATTATCCTACCAGAGGACCATTGGATGAGTGGGTTGCCAATGCTGACAATACTTCTGGTGGTTTCAAGAATGCTACCGTGGTAAAGGCATGAAGAGTTTTCAAGAATTTCAAGAGATGGCAAGTATGGTCAAGCAATTGACCAAACAACCCTCTTTGCCTTCTAATACTACAAGACAAAGAAGACAACCAATCAATAGAACTAACTTACACGCTCAAGAACGTGAGTTAAAGACTACTGAGAGACAGAGAAGAGAAGCACACGCAAAGACAACAACTAATAGAGAAAGAGTAAGCGGACCATCCACAACATATCGTGAAGTATATGATCCTGAGATCCAAGGCAGATCTCAAATCAAACAGACTGGCGAAGGTGGACGTAAAGAACCCAAGAGAAGTGCGGACGATAGGAGAAGACCAGGACAGAAGCCACGCATGAAGGCTGTTGGTGGTGGTAAAATGGCACCAGTTGGTTCATACAAAGACAGAAAAGACATTGGTTCAACTAAAGCCAGGTCTGAAAGAGAACAACAACCAACACAAGCCAGAGGTAGTGCAGCTGACGCCCAAAAAGCAGCAGCAAAAGAAGAACGTAAGAAGGCTGCACGTGCACGTATCGCTGCAAGAAAGGCTGGTGGTGAAGTAAAGAGAACCACCACATCATCTAAAGATGCAGAGAAACAAGCCACACAGTTGTTGAAAACAAAGAAAGAAGCTCCTAAGAGTGAAGGACCAAAGAAAGAGCGTAAAACATATCAACACGCTGATGGTGGTGGTATGACACGTAAGGAGCGTGATTCTGCTAGAAACAAGAAGACACAAGCTGATAAGAAGTCAGCCAAAGCTTCAATGAGAGATGAGTTCATCAAGAAACATGGTAGGAAACCAAACAAGAAAGAGGCCATTCAGATGACTGCTAAAGCTAAAGCTGCTGCCAAGGCTCTCAAATGACACAGAGAATGATGCGTCTGTTTAATAACGTAACAGAAGCCAGAACATTCATTAAGAACGATCAAGGTATATCATTAGCCAAGGCTAAGTTATATGTTGAGAAGAATACTGTGAACAAGGTTGACAATAAGGTGTGGGTTATCCTACCATGACAGAATGCCTCACCTCCAAAGGTCTCCTATAGTATAAGACCACACTTTTATTATGACCTCTGTCCATATTGAACATCCCGAAGATATGATCCTCACAGGCGATTTGTCTGTGATTGATGCGTTGTATGATAAAGCATTCATCTCTATGAAGATGGATGGAATGTCCTTGGTATGGGGTACAAACCCAGCCAATGGTAAGTTTTTCGTATGCACCAAAGCTGCATTCAATAAGAAGAAGATTCGTCTGTGCTACACACATGATGACATCTTCCAGCATTTTGGTCATCAAATTGAAGTTGTAGATATTCTCTCTCATTGTCTCAAGTATCTGCCACGTACTGAGAACATTTACTGGGGCGATTGGCTTGGCTTCGGTCACACTGATGTGCTCACTCAGAATACTCTGACCTATGCATTTCCTGAAGCTATTGATCAGCGTCTAGTTATTGCACCACATACTGTTGTCAACGTCTATGCAGAAATGTTTGACAATGTGTGTGAGCCATTGACTGAAACGTTGCAAGATACTAGTATGGTTAAGTGGGTGCAACCTTCTGTTGATCGTATTCCTCCACAGGCTACTGCTCCTATCATCAACAAAACTACAATCAACTTCCTAACTGAAAAGGAAGCTGCACAAGCCAAAATCGCTATCAACCAGCTAATTCGTAAAGGTGACTACATTGATGACGCCACACTCGGTGAGATTCTTGGTTGTCAACATCTGGCCAATCTGTATCAGTATGTCATGGAACTTAAGCTTGACATCATGGATAGTCTGATTGTCAATGACGCTCCTATTGCATATCTTCCTAACGGCAATCAAGCCAAAGATGGTGAAGGTTATGTCTTCCATTCTGAGAACTATGGTAGTGTCAAACTGGTCAATCGTACCGAGTTTGCTTACGCTAACTTCCATAATGGCTTCGGCACATAATGCCTCACCTCGAAACGTCCATTATAGTATAACCACAGAACTAATATGATCAAACTCCGCCCTCATCAGCAGGACGCAGTATATGCTCTTCGTCGTAATAGTATCGGTCAGGTTATCGTCCCCACTGGTGGCGGTAAGACCCTGATTGCTATTATGGACGCAGTCAAGAGATTTGAGGTGAATGTTCCACGCACCATTGTTGTTGTGGCTCCTCGTATTCTCTTGGCTGATCAACTGTGTTCTGAGTATCTTGAGCACATTACTAATGCTAATGTCCTCCATTGTCACAGTGGAGAGACACACCACTTCAGCACTACAAAGTCTGACCATATCAAACTGTTTGTGGATATGTGTAACACAGTCCGTGAACATAGTATTATCTTTACCACATATCATTCGCTCCATCGTGTACAGGAGAGTGGTATTGCAGTCGATACCATTTACTTTGACGAGGCACACAACAGTGTTCAACGTAACTTCTATCCAGCGACTGAGTATTTCAGTAAGCATGCAGATCGCTGTTACTATTTTACTGCTACTCGTAAGACTAGTGTAACTGTGAAGAAACCAGGCATGAACTGGGTAGAGACTTATGGTCAGGTGATTGCACGTGTGTCTGCACCTGAACTGGTGGAGAATGGTTACATTCTTCCACCTAAAGTCAAGGTGATCGAGATGGATAAGGTAGACAAAAAGTCTCTTACTCCTTTCATGGAAGGCAACAATGTCCTTGAGTCTATTGATCAAATCAGGATTAAAAAGATTCTTGTTTGTGTCAAGACTACACGCCAGTTGATTAACCTGTTTCAGACAGACTTCGCCAGTGAGTTGAACAAGCGTGGTTATTCATACCTCTACATCACCAGCAAGACTGGTGCCGTCATCGATGGTAACAAGGTGTCGCGTGAAGAGTTCTTTGAGACACTGAACGCATGGGGTAAAGATCCTCACAAACAGTTTGTTGTTCTCCACAGGTCTATTCTGTCCGAGGGTATCAATGTCAGCGAACTTGAGGCAGTTATCTTCCTCCGTAACATGGATGCTATCGAGATGTTGCAGACTGTTGGTCGCGTTATTCGTGTTGGTACAAAAGCCAAGACTTATGGCATGTTGTGTGTTCCTGTCTACAATAACGTCGGTGTGTCTACAGAAAAGGCACTGCAACGTTGTGTAGACATTGTGTTTGAAAAAGGTGAGATGTATGATAGTGTGACTCGCCGATGAAGTACACTAACTCGCACATCCTTAATCCTAAACCAGGAGCCATACCTATCGTGTTCAATGAAAACCTACTGGCTATCCCCATGGCTGGGTCACAAACACAGCTCATGGTGATACATAATGGTTCGCCTGTTAAGGTATGTCGGAACAAACAATCTGCACTGACATTGATGAAGAAACTCAAGAAGCGATAGAATGCCTCACCTCCAAACGTCCCCTATAGTGTCCAATCAACCACAGCTTATGACCCGCCCTGAGCCCCTCCTGTCATTCTCCGATTACGCAGAAGACTTTAAGGCCAGAGTCCAAATTCATAACTATGAGGTTAAAAAACTGACAGAAGATCTCACTCTTTTGTTTAACGCACTTACCGACAAAGCATATTATATTGCTACTGATCGGTGACACTATGAGGGGATAATTCCCCTCTTTTTTAGTACCATGAAAACCACACCAAACTGGCAACATCACTCTAACAAACTTAAAACTACCAAGGGAATGTGTAAGGGTCGTCTAAGGGCTCGTAAGCAGTCTCTAAGGTCACTCAAACTCAAGCTAAGTACCAAACCATGAACATCGACACAATGCTAGAATCAGTCATTGATAACCTCAATGATTGTCTTGTAGTAGGAGCTGAAGCTAAGCAAGATCCTGAGAAGGGTTATCCCTATGCCTACGGATATTCCACTGCAGGAACAAAAATTGCAGTAGAACATCTCCAGACTATTATTGACCAGTATCGCTCACTCATGCTTGAAAACAACCAATGAAAAAGTTTCTTCTTTCCGTACTCACCGCTGCATCAATCCTGACACCTGGTGTGGCTAAGGCTGGGAATACTCCTGAAGACCATCTTGCTTTGTGGAAATCATTGCAGGACGTTGGTGTTACTACCATTTACAATCATCGTGCTCATTGTAATGATGATGTTGACGGTAAGTATTACATTTACTCTGCCATGTTAGTTGTCTGTCAGGATAAGATGACAACTCATTTAACCGAGCATTCTTGGACTGATAATGACTTTGATACCCTGCGACATGAGGCACATCATGTAATCCAAGACT